GATCTTGAACAACCCCCTCAACTGTATCGTCGTTAATAATGCGGAATTCTCTTCCGTGGATTTTAAATCTTGTACCTGCGTATGCACGTGTCAAAACAAAATCGCCCTCTTTACACCATGGACCTGTAGGAAATCTAGTCTCATCTTTATAAGCTAGGTCACCTACTTTTACTACAAATAAAACTACAGTTGAATGTTCTTCTATAGTTCTAGTTGAATCTGCTTTTACAATACCACCTTTATATGTTTCTGAAGCATCCGGAATTGCACAAAGTATTTTGTATCCTTTAGGTTCAGGTAACTGTAAACCACGTTCTTCAATCGGTATATCTTCTGCATCTACTGCATCTAACGTTGGAATAACAATTGGTCGACCAGTTGCATCTACCAAATTTTTATTCATCGTGAGTATTTGATCACTCATCTTCAAATGTCTCCATTCTTTGTGCAAGGTCTTTAATCATACTTTCTGCGACGGATAGACCTCGTATATATCCAGTCATATTAGTGTACGAAGCAAAATCTTTTGCTGCTCCGTCTCCTAAATTTATTAATACTTGTTTGCGCTGATCCTCTATTCGAGACAATAATAGCTCTAGCGTTTGATCCATGTGTTACTCCTTAGGTTTTTGTTTATTCCTTTGTTGTTCTTTTTGATTCTGACGTTCTAAATGTTGTTGTACTTGATCTGCACCAAATTCCATGCCTTTAAACGTATTATCTGTTTCAGCACGTTGTATTTCTATGTCCATTTTTTTATTATCTAGTACTGCTTTAGCGCCTAATTGAGCACCGACAACTCTTTCATTCGATTCAATTTTTGCTTTCTCTAATTCAAGTTTAGCTTTTTCTATATCAACTCTTTGTTGTTCGATGTTATGATCAGCCAACATTTTTTGAGCTTTAGCTTGTGATTCTTGTTGTTTAATAGCTAATTCTTGTTGTTGCATTTGAATCAACGGATCTTGTTGCTGTTGTTGAATTTGTTGCTGTTGCATTTCTGCTGAATCTTTAGCATTAAGTTTTTGTGCAGCTTGCGCAACTAGACGTGATATTTCTAATTCAATATCTTCTGGAAGTGTTTCATTTGGTGCTGGGAGAGGTGCACCAAGTTGTTCTTCAATTTGTCTTCTGTATGCAAACGCAATATGTTCTGCAATATGTGACTCCATTGTGGCCATTAAAGCTTGAGCGTTAGGGCTTTGGCCTACTAATTGTGCTAGTTTAGGATTATCTTTAAACGCCAGATGCACTTGAATATGGGCTTCATGATCTTGATAAATAAACGCTTTAACAGGTTTGCTTGTAATAATATCCATATTTTCAGATACAGGATCTTTTGGCTTCTGTGTATCAACTGATGGAATAAGCTTACCAATATTTTTAACACCTAATACTTCTAACATTTGTTTATTAAGTTCTGGTAAATCGTAGATCTGTGGATTAGCTTGAGCCATTTGCATAACAGCTTGATACTGAACAACCTTTTGAGACATTGTAGCTGCGTTAGGGTCACTTACAGGAATAACATCACAATTATCATAGTCAGATTGTTTAGCACGTCTATCACCTACTTCAGGATCATATGAATACTCTGTTGGTGTGTAGTCACGAATAATACCTTTAAGCAATTTAAATTCTTGTTTCATTGCATAGTAAATACGCGCTTGTACTGCACTCATTACTTTGAGAGTTCTTTCTAAGATAGCTAATGTAGTACCCACTGGGCTGTTAGCCGACATATCTGATACTTTCATATCCGCAGCTGAAGCAAAACGTCGTCCTTCTTCAATGATTTGATTCATCAATTGGTTAAGAACTTGGCTTGGCTCTTTATATGGAAGCGGTAAGATGTTGTCACGCACTGCACCACTTGGTACATCTACGTCACGCCATTCACCTGGTGCAATCGGAGTGTCGTCACCTTTGATTCGTAGACCACGAGACTTGAGACCGCCTGGTAAATTTGCTAGTGTACCCGCATCAACTAACTGACGAAGTATCATTGTGCCTGACTTCGCAAACGCACCAATTAAATGAATTAAACCAAAACAGTAAAAACCAAATCCTGGAATATATCCGTAGTGAACGAAGTGTTGGCGTTTTAATTTCAAGTCATCATCTGGATTCCAATTACGACGAATAGCTAAGATTGTGCCTGTGCCTTTTTCAATTGTTATTACATAAGGTAACGCAATTCCATTTTCACTATCACCATTTTCTAAATCTAAATTCACATGCATTTCAAGGATCTTATATCTATCGTCCTCTGTAGGATTAAATCCTAATTTCTCTGCAATCTTTTTCTCTGCTTCATCTACATCTAAGAACGGTTCACCTAAATCTACATCGCGATAAAATCCTGCAACTTGTAATTTATGTAATTCATTTTTTGTTTTACGCATGACGTGAGTTACACGCTCTGCTGTTTCTAAATTAGACGCGCCGTATGGAACAACAATATCTTCTGCAGGAACATACATCGATACTTGGCGTTCAATGTTAGGATCGTAATAAACTTTTTTAAAAGCGTTACCAGATAAACCTAGTCCCCATAACATGCGTTCATGCTCAGGCCTGTACTCAGGCATCATGTCCGTGAGTTGATAATTCATATCATCTTTTACACGCTCTGCAGCATCTTCTTTTTCTTTTGTTTGCTTACCAATGATTACTGTTTTAACTGGGCCTGCGGCGGGGAATGTTTCCATCATAGTTTCAGCTTGGAACTTAACCAGCGCTTCCGTCATTAAGGGATGATATACATTACACGCGCCAGGCCACGGTTCTGTTCTGTCTTCTACTTTAAGACCTAATAATTCTAGTCCATCTACATAAGTAGTTAACCAATCTTTTCTTGAATTAATATCGGCATCGTATTCACCAATAAGATCGCCTGACAACTGAGTCAACTGACCTTCATCCATATCGTCTGCTAAGTTAGCATTGAATTCATCGCCAGCAACATCTTTACCTGGAACGATTGTAATTTCCATACTACCATCATCAAGCGTTACACTCTCTGGGTTTTCAATTTCAATACTTAAATCGGGTTGACCCATCGCTAATTCTTCTAGGCCTTGAGGAGCTTGTACTAAACTTTTATCTATATTGTCTGCCATATTATTTCCTTATATTGCGTATAATCTGTTTCGAGAACTTCTAAACCCTGGTATATCTTCAGGCTCGTCACTAGGTAATCTAATAAATCCACCTTGTCTAAACCGCATCAATGCTAGTGTTGTGCTATCTACCAAGTCATCATTTGCACCACTAGGAAAATCATTACACTCTTCAATAACTTCTTTAGCCCAGCGTCTATCAGGCGCCCATACTATACCACTTCTAAACAAATCTGAAATTGCGTTGACTCGACTAATCTTATCTTGTCCTTTACCAGGTGTGAATTCACCAATAGGCAAACCCATCCTACGCATTTCTTGATAAAGTGCGGCACCGTTAGATTTCTTTTCGACCATGAATGCATCTGGCTCCCAGTCTTTGTACTCACGAAGTACCATCTCTTTAAGTTCTGGAAACTCTAGACGTTCTTTAATTGAATTTAATAGTATTATATTATAGTTATTGGTTTCTTCGTTAAAAAAGACGCCCCAAGTGGTGAGCGCATTATAGTCCGCTCTATTATTCGCCTCCTGGGCCGCATCTAAACTCATAATAGTGAATTCACATTGAGGAGGATTTTCTTCTTCCCATATTTTCCACCACTCTCTTTTAATTAAAGCGCCTTCTTCTGATACTGGATTCTGTAAATACTGTGAGTTCCAATACCTTACATCTAACGCAGCTTTCTTAGCTAATAACTCTTTTAACGGCCAGAACTCAGGCCATAATGACTCTTCTTCACCTTGTTTATTCTCTATAATAGCAGGAAATTCAACCACTTCCCACTCATCTACTCCTTCTTGCTTAACCATCTGGTTCACTATCTGGCCCGTCAAGTCAAGCTTAGACCACCGAGTCATCACTACAATAATCGCACCACCCGGCATAAGACGTTGTAATGGACCAGACTGAAACCACTCCCAAGCAGGCAGAAAAACATCCGATCTACCCAACTTGGCGTCTTGCTCGGAGTGTGGATCATCAATGATAAACAAATCAGCCCCGCGACCAGCGAGGGCACCACCAACACCAATTGCGAAATACTCTCCATTAAAATTTGTCCCCCATCGTGACGCCGACTTACTGTCAGCTTGTAGTTCTACCTGTGGAAATACGTCTTTATAAGCGTCACTACCCACGAGATTACGCACACGACGCCCGAAATTAACCGCAAGATCAGCTGTATGAGACGCCATAATGATTTTTTTATGTGGGAATTTACCAAGAAACCATGCCGGCGCAAGATATGAAATAAGCTCCGATTTACCGTGCCGAGGAGCAATATTAACAATAACTCGTTTCTTCTCGCCTTTAGCGATTGCTTCAAATATGTTAGCAAGTTTCTGATGATGCGCTCCTATCATGTACCCTGGGTACACATGTTGTATAAAATCTAAAAATGTTTCTTTACCCGACTTCTCAACAACCTTGCCCTTATAGACTTGAAGAAGTTTTTGAAGTTTAACTTTGTCCTCGTCCTCAGCAATTGCTACTAGGGCTTGAAGTTCGTCGAGTTCTTTCTTAGTTATCTTTGGTTTCTTCTCTGCCACTCGTGGTTTCCTTTTTACTCATCGTAAACTCAGCATCTACCGTTTGAGATTTACCTTTTACTAGTGCTTTTTGTTTTAGTTCGCTTAACATGGCTAGAAGCTCGGTCTCAACTTCTTCCATCGTCTCGTGTTTGTGTGTAATTTCTGTCTTCTTCTTGAATGCATCAACGCCGTCTATCTCGCCTATACTACGTAATGCAGCAATCTTTTCTTTTTGGTTACTTTCTGTGTCATGGACGATCTGGACTAAGTTATTTAAGACGTATAATTTGTAGTCAGCGAGTTGTTTTGTGAGCATGCAGTTTGTTTGTGCCACCATGCCGGCTAGGTATGCCATCATCGCATTCGGATATATATCAAATTCAGGTTTTAAGTCGGGGTTCTGCATCATTTCTTTCGCAAGTTCTTCTGCGTCTTCTACATCGCTATAACTTGGTTCAATATTTTCATCCTTAATGTCTGCAATTTCCTTGATTGTCTTAGCCCGCATGTTTAATTCATCCGCTACACTCATATCAGGCATAGCATCTTTAGAATCTTTGGGCAAGGGGACATCGTCTTCGATGTGGGGTACAATAATAACGTGGGAGCTACCGTTATCTTGTTGATTTTTATCAGTTTTTGGTACTTCCATGTGTCGCTGTTACACCTTTTGGTAATTATTTGCAGCTAATTTTTTTATTTTAACCTAGTTTCATCTTATTTGCATAGTCTTTTGGTAGAATAACTATATGAAAACCACGTTAACTAAGAAGAATTTAGAAATTTTGTACAACATGGCGTGTAAAATGCCGCCTTTTAATAGACTTCCTATGCCTAAGTCAGACAAAGTTAAGTTCCGTGTCATCAAAAACCCTGGTATATATGGCTGTTTTGACGAAGTAGACATGGCAATTGAAATAAGTTCTGGTTCTTGTGGTCACTTCATTACTATCTTCCAAACTCTCCTTCATGAAATGGTGCACCTAGCTCTCTACGTTCGAGGCGATGATGACTTCGATCAACATGGGGCTAAATTCATGCGTATTAAAGACGTCTACTCCGAGCTTTACAACTTCGATCCCAAGGCTATTTAGCCTAACCCCCTGATTTTTAAGATTTTTTTGTAGAAATTTTTTTTGATGCCCCCGTTTATTTGATAGGGGGTAGGTTCCCATATTTGACTTTTTGTAGGATCGTTCGTGCAAGTTTAAGTATAAGAAAGAAAAAAGAATTATTACCTAGTTTTTGGGGGGTCGGGGCTGGGTACGGTCAGGCCGGATTGGGTTTACCAGGTTACTGGATCGAGGCCCGATAAAATAAACTAGATAAATAGTAAAATAATACTTGACATATTAAATTTAATTAGGTATCCTGATTTTGCAGTATTTAATTAATCAATTCTAAAAAGGGGTATCAATATGAATAATCATTCAATAGCACAATCGATAACCGATAACGTTATCAAGGCACTCGAAGCAGGCACAGCACCATGGGTAAAGCCCTGGAATAGTAACGGCATCGATGCACCATTCAATCCAATATCTAAAAGATATTACAACGGCATCAACTTCATTCAGCTATCAATGATGCCAGGATCTACTCACAACTGGGTAACATATAAGCAAGCTCAGAGCGTTGGCGCTCAAGTGCGCAAGGGCTCCAAGGGAGTGCCAGTGATCTACTTCAGCCCGCTTGAAGTGCAGGATCGAGTTACCAATGAAGTAAAAAAGATCCCGATGCTTAAGACTTACACTGTATTTAATGCGGATCAAGTCGACGGCCTTGAGTTACCTGCACCGGCTGAGCGCACCATGAATGAATCAATTGCATCGTGCGAGGCATTCATTAAAGCTCAGAGAGCTATCATCAAGCATGGAGGCAACCGCGCATTTTATGTACCTTCAGCTGACTATATTCAGTTACCGGAGCTCGATCAATTTAAATCAAGCGCGGATTATTATGCGACTTCATTGCATGAGTTATCACACTGGACTGGACACGAGTCACGATTGAATCGAGATTTCTCAGGCCGTTTTGGTAACGAGGCTTATGCCTTCGAGGAGCTAGTCGCAGAGCTCGGATCAGCAATGTTATGCGCTCACAATAAGATCGATGGCCAATTACAGCATGCATCATATATAGCTAGCTGGCTCAAGGTGCTTAACGATGATCCTAAGAATATACTCAAGGCTTCAGCACTAGCACAAAAGATCCTGGACTATACAACTAAATCAACTAACGAGGAGGCAGAGGAGGCGTAAGCCTCCCTGGAGTTTACCATGAAGATAACACAACTATTTCCAGTTACTGGACAAGCTAAGCAAATACTTAATAACATGATTGAGGACTTAGAAAAAGCGCAGCGTGATTTGGCAATTTCAGAAAGTGTCAACGATGAGAAAGGTATTAAGATTTACGGTGCGACTATTGATAATCTTAGCAGAGTAATATCCGAGTATTTTAATTGTGACATTGATTGGGAGGTATTATGAGTATCTATGAACAATATTTTGACGGTAGAAAACCAAGTGAGAATCAAGTTATCAACGCTATCAAGAGAGGCCTGTCAAAGGGCTTCTCTCAGTTTGAGATAGCCTGGGGAGAAAACATGGTCACACTTGAGAAGGGTAGAGCTGGAGTTAACACCTGGCATGGCTGGGGCTGGATCAAGAATATATCCGGCTCGGACTTAGCGGATCAATTTAACCGGGAGGGTATATGAATTACTATGCAATCGCTAGCAATCAGGTATGGGACTTAGGTACTCAGTTATCACCAGGTAATGCAGAACATTATGCTATCAATCAGTTCAATATCCACCAAGCTAGAGACGGTTATCTCATAGTCAATCGAGCCGGCCTAAAAGAGATCGTTCGATCGGGTTTAAAAAGGTTAGAAGCAGAGGGAGCTTAGGCTCCCTTTTTTATGGGGTAGAGAACTGGTCTCAAAGCTAATCGCTCAGTCCAATTTTATTATGCGTGGCTTTCCCGCGTGGTCATGACTTTATTTATAACTTGACAAATAAAATTAAACAGTGTATTTTAACTAAGTAACTTTACTAATGAGAGGATATTATGCAAACCATGCCAATTAAGTTTTATATAAAAGACGCGATCAACATCGCGGGATCATGCACACGAACTAAGAAAATGCCTAGCCTATCTTATTCACTACCCGCTAAGGAATGCATTACAGGGTCAAAACTTGTGAATGTCAAGGGTTCAGTATGCGAAGGATGTTACGCGTTGAAAGGTAATTATCACAGGTTCAAAAGCAACATAGAACCCGCTCAATATAAAAGGCTTGAATCAATAACAAAACCTGACTGGGTAAAAGCTATGGTTAAATTAATAGGTAACAAACCCTATTTTCGATGGCATGATTCAGGTGACCTTCAATCAGTTGATCATCTTTACAAAATAGCACAGGTTGCTAGACAATCCCCTAAAACTTTACACTGGCTACCAACCCGCGAATATGACATTGTAAAGAATTTTGTTAAAAATAATGAAGTGCCTAGTAACCTAGTCATAAGAATGTCAACGATGATGATCGACCAACCCGCCAAGTTGCCTAAATCATTACAAGGGTTCGCAAACATCCTGACCTCAACCGTGCATAGTAAACAAGAACTCACTGGGTTTAAATGTGTAGCACCTAGTCAAGATGGTAAATGTGGTTCATGCCGTTCATGCTGGGATAATAAAGTTGACAATGTAAGCTACCATGTTCATTAAGTTTTTAAACCTGATACAACCTAGCCCTCGTATGAGGGCTTTTTTATTTTCTATGCCTGACTATTTTACTCAAGTATTTTACATTGTAGGGACTATGTCCTGACAAGGAGGGAGAACTGGTTTCAAAGCTAATCGCTCACTCGGTCGACCCTGTTCCGACAATGTTCCCAAAATTGTTCCTGTTTTATATCTCGTAAGTGCTTGATTTTATTCGTTTGTTCCATGTTCCACCTTGTGCAAATAGGGGGGTGTCCGAAGTCTACGAAGTTAGGAATCAAGAGACCATGTAATGCAGTGAGCAACATCGTTGACCTTGCCAATCATCGTTTTTTTAGGGCAGGAACATGGAACATTGCTTAAAAAATAACCACTTGTTAAGTAATAATAATAATATAATATATAATATAATCAAAGACTTACAACACTTTTTCTCCCTTCAAAAACCCTCGTTCTTGTTCTATTAGTAAACTTAACCCAAAACGGAACTAGGAACATTTAAAACGAGGTCAAACTTGGCAAATAACAAGGTAAACAACGCACAAAAAAGTAGGCGGAATCGCAAACAAAATCCAAACTTAATAGCCAAGCGATACGAACTAGAATGAAATTAGTAAAGCAAGAACCATGCCAAGTTAGTAAAGTAAGACAAAAAAATACAAAAACAGACAAAAATAAATATGAAGAAATAGTAAACAAATACTTTACAAACATAAAAAAGGCGAGTATCGTTTTCTACATGGCAACGAACAAAGCAATACCGAAAGCCATACTAAATTAGTCAACATTAACGAGGAGAAACAAAATGATTAAAGCAAAACTAGTAGGACTTTTAAACGGATCAACAAAGTTAGACGCAGTAGTAAATATTAATAACAACGAAAGTATGGTTAGTTTTGAAGTGGACGAGTTAAGCCAAGAAGACCAAGACAAAATCTTGGCAGTATTAAACGATCACTTCGACAAACTAGGTATTGCAGAGTTGGCTAACAAACTTTTAATTAACTACTAGGGAGGCAGTATGGAAAAGACTTATTTTGTGGTGGATTACAGAATTAACAGGATAGTAGGGTCAAACCTTACTTATGACGAGGCTTTAAAACTTGCTATGCAAGGTGAGAGCCTATTAGACCGAGCATTTTTAGAAGAATAAAGGGGAAACATATGCAAAAGCTAAATGATTTAGATATAAGGTTATGGCTAGGTGGTCGAGGCAATTTTCATATCGATCAGTGCATTGATATTTTAGTAGACATAGCTAACGGCGACTACAAAGCCGACCAATTAAAACAAGATATCCTAGACAATCAAGAAGTGCTAGGCAATTACTTTAAAAACCCATATCAAGACACGGAGGCAAAGTAATCATGGAAAACCAAACAACAACAACGATCAGACCTTATAAATGGTCATCATGGGACTGCGAGGTATGGACTCGTGGTGACAATGAAAAGGCATACATATTTGGTGAACAGAAGTGGGCAGATATTGACATTGAAGGCGAGTATGTCCTAACACCAATCCAATTCCATAGTGAACTAGGTTGGTGTAATCCTAAAGATTTTATGCTAGGTAAAGAAGATGATACAGACCTAGTCTTTGTAATTGATGGGGAAAGTTGCACTTCAGATGCAAACGATGTGTATAACAATGTAGAGTTTAGAGGTGACCCGAAGTTAGAAGAAGAATACAAAGCGTTTATAGAGGGCAAAGACTTCGAACCCGAATACACAATACTAAATCAATTAGGTTATGAACAAGTTGATGGGTATCACATCGTTAAATTTTATCAACGCAAATTAGGGGAATAACATGAAAAAGTTTGAGGTAGTAATACCCGAAAAAAGAATAGAAGTAGTGAGAGTGACATACTACATTGACGCAGAGTCAGAGGAACAAGTAAAAGAATTGATGAACGACTATGAGTTTATGGATAAGGCAGAATATTGGGACACAAAAGAAAGCCAATGGGGTTTTGATGTAGATGATGTTTACTATGATGAGGCAGAGATAAGGGAGGTAAAAGAATGAAAAAGTTTAAAGTATTAGTAAGGGAAGAAGTTAAAGATTGGGTATTAAAAGAGTATCACATTAGTGCAGAGTCAGAAGAGGCTCTACTAGAAAACTTTGATACCCAAAACTTTTGGGAGAATGCGACCTATGTGGATACATTAGATAGAGATTATAACGATGAGACCACAGGGTTTGTTGAGTTAGATGAGGTAGAAGAAATCAAGGAGGTTGTATGAGAACCAAAGTTATAGAGCAGTTAGTGTGGGACGACATAGATACTATGATTAAAGACGCAGAGAATGGGGACTTTTGGTATTTCAGCGAGGTATTAAAGAATAGGTCACCATATAAAGAATGGTCAGACGATGAACTACTCAACGAACTTAAAGAACGAGAACTAACATATAACGAGGAGGCAATAGCATGAACTTGTTTAACGAGATAGACCGAGTCACACGAGAGATATACACCGAACACAAAGACGATCATAAAGTATTGCCACTAGGTAATTACTCGGTATGGGTCGGGGGTTGCGAGGAACATACACACTTAACCTATCAACACGCAGTCGCTATCAAGAACGAATACCTAGAAGACGGATATGACGATGTTGAGATTGATACTTACGAGGAGGATACAAAATGAGTGAGGAAATGAAGCAAGTATTTATTAGTTATACAGAGGGCGATGATGATTTTAGAATTGTAGGTAAAGACTATGAGGAAGTGTTGAAGTATCTATGCCTATTCCTAAACGACCAAGATAACTTCCCATATAGATTTGGACTTACATTTGGGGAGGTAAAGATATGAGTAAGAGAAAAACAGAAGATTATGTAATAGAAGTAAGTGGTGTCTTCGAAAGTAGTGGTGATTGGATAGACGACATTACAGAGGCATTAAATGACAGAGGCATTCAAGCATATGTATATAAAAAAGAAGATGAGGAGGGTGCATGAAAACATTTTATGTAAGGTATACAAGGTATGTCACAGAGCAAGAAGAAGTCACCATAGCAGTCGAGGCAGATAACGAGGAATGGGCAATAGAAAAAGCCAAGACAGGCAATGGCGAGGAAGTGAATTGGGATACATACGATAGAACTATTGAAGATGAGTATTGGGACGAGGCAGAAGTTTTAACTGAAGATGACATGGGCTTTTTAAATAAGGAGGACGAAGATGAGTAAAGATATAGATTTAGTAAAGGGTGATGGTTGGAAGTGTGAAATCGTTATTACTTGTGATGATGGCGATTCACTTGGAAATGCACTACAAAGTATTATCGATGATTTGGGTCATGGCATGACTAATAACTACTCTGCAAGTGATGACTTTGCATACAAATTTAAACTTAATACTACGGAGGAACGAGATGAGTAAAGCCAATCAGATATATAAGAATGTAATAGAGGCAATGCAAGAGGCTGATGAGATCGAGGGAGTGGAAGACCCACAAGAATATTTAAATCTCATGGAGGCAATACGATACGAGGCAGTCAAGAGATACAACAATTGTGCTGACCACATAGCATGGACGGCAGAAAGATTTGAACCCGCAAAGGAGGAAGTATGATGAAAGAAGTATTCGTTAGCTACACAGAGGGCGATGATGATTTTAGGATTGTAGGTAAAGATTATGAGGAAGTGTTGAAGTATTTGTGTTTGTTTCTGAATGACCAACATAATTTTCCATATAGATTTGGGCTTACATTTGAGGAGGTTAGTATATGAGTAGAGATGAACTAATTAAAAAGATTGTAAACGAGAATTTAACCCTTTGCCAAAACAATACAGAGGTGAATGACGGAATGATATTTGATTTGCTCATGTATGGGTTTAAAGGATTAGAGAATATGAATATAAAAGAACTAGAACAGGAATGGGAGAGTTTAAAATGATTAAATACAAAGGCGATACAACATCAATAGATAATTTAGAAGACGCACTAGAACTATTTGCTAGGCATGGGATATGGGTAAGGATAACAAACAAAGCAAAGAAAGACCCATATGGACAAGGATTGAAAGAGGCATTCTTTAAGGGGAAAGAAGATGAGTGACATCTATATAAACGAGGCGACAGGAAAAAAGATTAAGGTTTATCAAGAGACATGGGTTCATGTATGGGACGATGCCGATGATGATTTAAACTTTTGGGATACGGCAAAAGGTGTTGCTGATTGGTGCATGGAAAGTGTAGAAGATGACTACACAGAATTAGGGGAACATGAGAAGTGTGAGTATTGTGGGGGTAATTGTTTTCACGAAGACGCTGAAGAGATTTGTGATGAATACGATGAAGACAAAATGGGATATTACTACGACTATAAAAAATATAAAAAGTGCAAAGAAGCATATGACGATGAGGATTGGCTAGAAGTAATTGATGCGTCTGATTGTAGGTATTGTAATTATGATACAGAAGAAAGATGGGTAGTAGAGGAGGTAGCATGAATAACAAAGCCAACGAACTAAACCAATATGAACTAGATGAATTGCTTTTTGGTATTGAGCAAGAAGTGTATGACATGGGTAAAGGGGAACTCACCAAGTGGGCATTGAAAGGCATGAGGGATTATTATTTATCAATGTCAAGGGCAGAGTTAATTGAGAGTGGTTGGATAACAGAACAGGAGGCAACATATGAAACCAAAATTTAGAGCAGGAATAGATGACCCACAGATATTTTTTGAAGAAGAGTTTATGGCACATCTATATGATCATTACCCGATCAATAACAACGATGTCTTACTTCACTACATGGAAGACGGAACATACTTCGAAAACTGGTTTCAAGATAAATACCCAGACGAGTGGGAAGCTGACAACAAAGCATGGGAAGAACATAAGGCACGAGTTAACAAAATAAAGGAGGCAAACAAGCTAGAGGCAGAACGACAAGCAGAACTAGATGAGATTGATAGACGAATGATAGGTGCATCAAGATGAGACTCGTGGCAGTAAATTGGTATGACGAAAGATTAGATGAATACTACGGACATGATAATCAAGGGTTTGTATATGGCATCTATCGATACGATACAGGGGAAGACTTCGCCACCGATGTGGCATGGTATAAGTCTGAAGAAGAACGAGATAAACACATAGGAAAAGGAAAACGATATGAAGCTAATTACAGGCACAGACATGATAGACAATTCACCTAACGAAAAAGCGGGGGAGTTGGCAGAGGCAATCTTTGACGATGTAGTATTTTTGTTAGACCTAGAAAGCAAATGCATTACAGAAGACGAAGATGGGAACTCATACAACACAGAGTTAGGACAAGACTTATTTAATGGTATCTATGAACAATGTATGAACTACTTTGAAAGGGAAACAACATGATTACGATTGAAGAAAAACGAGAAGCCCTTATTAAGTATGAAACAGAATGGGCAGTAGAGAACATGACCGAGCAAGAGTTTGAATTTGTGTGGAGGCATGGCTTTAAAGGTTTTAATAACTATACCGATGAAGAAATTGAACGCGATTACAAAACAACATTTGAAGATTAAGGAGAAAGTATGAACGAAGAACTAGAAAGAGACCTAGACCCACCTGAACCACAAGAACCTATTAAGATTAAAAAGTGGTGGATCACAATCCAGTGGGAAGATGGCAGAACAGAAGAGATAGACCCACCAACAGATAGCATGATTAGTGAGATGGAACAATATCTAGATGAGATTGAGTATGAATACAATCGTGATATACTAGAAGACCAAGCACAGAAGTATGGTGATCCCGATGGTGACTATTAAAGGAAAATGAAATGGTAGATAAGAAACAAAAACAAATAATCGTAGAACAGATTATGGTGACAGGCTATGTCAAACATGGTAATGGTAGGAAAACAAAGTTTGAATTTGATAAGAAAGCGTTTGAACCTAAAGATTTGGAAAGTATTTTTTCGGGACTAGGGAGGATATACAAGTGACACAACATCAGAAGAACGAAGAAAAGAAACGCAAGTTTGAAGAAGACATTATAGAAGTAGCAGTAGCAGAGTATTACGAGTATGTCGATGTGCATAAAAGAACAAGGTCAGAGAAAGATGCAAAGATGTTCTATGATGCCATGCGATTAGGTATTGTAAGAGGTATTAACTATGCAACAAATCAGTATATGCAATCAATAAAAAATTTTGAGGAGGGTAAGCATGAAAACAAATCCGATATTTAAAACACCATCATCGCCAAGTTATAAAGGCTATGACAGAGAAGTCTATTTAAGCGAATACACACCGATCAACAAAGAACACTACAGACGATTAAGATTTTGTGCAGTGGTATCGGTAGGGATTAATGTGTTTCTTTTACTTGTAATGGTGATGAGATGATGACTAAAGAAGATGCATTAGTAGAGGCAATGGTAAGAGCAGTTGTAGCACCAAGTGATACCGAGTCAGACCAAGCGACAGAGTTAGCACTAGAGATATCAAGGAATATGTCGATAGGCGAGGTGCAAGAATGTCAGCAAATAGCAATTAGAATTATCGAAAAGAAAAAAGAGTTAGATCAGATTTTAGATAAGCATATGAACAAAGAGAAAATACATTAGGAGAATATATGAAAAAGTTTAGCGTGGTAGTCGAGGTAAGTATGGAAGAAAGTAAGTATGAAGAGGTAAAGACATGGGAAGTAGAACCGAGTGACCATGTCACTACATTGTTAACAGAACCATTACGAGAGAAAGGCATGGTTGTCAAAGCATACGCAGTCGAGACGGATCATAGTTTATATGATCGACAAAAGAAACATCAAGATCACCTCTTACAAGCAGACGCATACAACGATTTAGAAGAAGAAATTATTAGTCGTTCATGTATTGGCGGAGTGTGTGAGGACTGATGATTGATACGATAAGGTTTATATGTGTAGTATGGTTTATTTATATTTTATTCAAAACATGGACAAGAAAGGGAGATTAAGTGGAGAGAGACTACGAAGATTACGTTGATGAAGAAGTATCAAGCATTGAGTGGGAGGAAACAATTAAGCTACAAGCAATGTTTGAAGATAGTGCATTACAAGACGCGAGTGCTTATGCTCGTATGATACATAAAAGTGTAGATCGATTTAAAAACAAAGGAGAAAAATAATGGAACAGATGGAATTATTTGATACGAACAACGCAGAGTTAAGAGAACATTGGGGAAACCTAGCCAGTAATTTCTTGGTAGGTAAAACGATTCGCCGTGTGAGATATTTAGATGATCGTGAACGCGAAGATATTGCATGGGATAAATCGGGACTCGTGATTGAGTTTGATGATGGCCATTGGATTCTTGCTATGCGTGATGATGAGGGCAACGATGCGGGTGCGTTGTGGACATCGAGCCAATCAAAACTAAATGTAATACCCACCATATGACACCTGAAGCAAAGGTAAAGAAACAAGTTAAGAAAGTATTAGATGATTTAGGGGCATATCATTTCTCACCATTGACTGCGGGATATGGTCGGAGTGGTGTGCCTGACATCATTGTTTGCTACAAGGGAAAGTTTATTGGCATCGAGTGTAAAGCCGGTAAAGGTAAACTTACTGCGTTGCAAGAATACAACATCGAGCAGATAAAACGAAATCAAGGCTTGGCAATCGTTATAAATGAAGGTAATATAGAGACACTATTGACTCTAGTAAAGGAGATCGAATGACTAGGTTAACAGAAATATTAAAAAGTTATAGAAGTAAAATAAAAAAAGTAATCAAAGATAATGTGAATCACCCATCACATTACACACAAGGCGCAATCGAATGTATTGACGCTATCAAGGAAGCCACCAAAGGACTATTTGGAATCGAGGCAGTATGCACTGCTAACATTATCAAATATGTTTGGCGATGGAAATTCAAAAACGGACTAGAGGATTTAGACAAGGCCTCATGGTATCTAGAAAGATTAAAACAAGAAGTTCGGAATAATAAAAAATAACAAGGAACTGGCTTCAAAGCTAAGTGCTGATGTTATAAGGAGACTGCTATGTTAGATCAAGCATTGATGTGCCTCGCCACGACCATTTACATGGAGTCGGCGCAAGAACCGAAACAAGCGCAAATCGCAGTGGGATATGTATTGATGCGAAGGGCTGAATTTAATCATAAAAATGTATGTAGTGAAATGAAACGGCCGGCGCAGTTTAGTTGGTATGGACTAGTTAAACCGCCATCGGTAATCCAACAACAATATAAAGACATAGCATACAAAGTATTACATAGATTAGAAGTAGATTATAGTTATGGCGCAACCCACTTTCATGACACAACAATAAAGAAACCTAAATCATGGACAGGATTGCAACCTGTAGTAAAATGGTCGAACCTAATATTTTATAAACAAGGTGGAAGTAAATATGCAAGAAACCCTTAAAGACAAATTACCTGAGCAACCTAGTGCGTGGCTAGTAGAAGAATTTAATATACATGGAGAACTTGTATGGGAAATCCTATTAAAATTTAGGCCGACAGAGATATCGTGGATAAGAGACCTTCCTAATAAGAAACATTATCTTGTCATCACAGAATTGCACAGAAAAAAAGAAAGCGCTGAAAAGATTACGGGTGTTAAAAGCTATAGAGAATCAACAAAAAGATTAATGGAGGCATATGGTGGACTCTAAAAAATATGATGGCACGGGATTTATATTAGTAGGACTTATTGTAGGATGTTGTATCACTTGGGGCATTATGAAGTATAATAATACACAGACTAAATATAAGATGAATCTTAAATGTATACAAGGTGAACTCTATGAAGAGATTAGACCTAACTTTTATGTTAAGTCGCACCTAGAATGTTTTGAACAAAGGAGTTTTTAATGGCAACACAACAAATACACAAAAGTAAACGACATGCAAACCCTCTTAAAACAAAGACGGGTAAAGATAGATTAAAGGCACTAACATTAAAAGTGTTATATGAAATGCTTGACAAGGTGACAGAGGTTGGAAAGAAGCGCGCCAAGATTGCTAAAGAGATTGCGAGACGAGAAGTTAAATGATTCCGTTTAGTTACGCAGTAGTAGATAGTGATGGTGAGGTTATACGTCAATACAGATGGTCAGCCAAAGAAGCTAAGTGGCACAAAGATCAAGGCAAGAACGTAGTCAAACTAGATAAACCAATTGAAGTCAAGGAAGATTTATTTAAATTAGTAGGGGAGTGTTTGTTTTAATGATTAACAAAAAAACAGATGAGCAACTGATCGAAGCAGTAAATCAATACATGGAAAAGTATCCAAACGCATCTCGTAATCATATTATATTACATGCAACAGGAAGCGCTGCAAGAGTGAGAGAACTAGCCAAACAAGGTTTAATTAAATTACCTAAAGCATTACCCAAAGGAGCAAATACAAATTGGAATGGGTATTTTAGTAAGACCTCAGAAACAAATTCATCAAGGAAAGGCATGAAGTATTCGGTATGAATGATGATGTAGATAACGCCAATGATTTCATGCAACACATGATAGATGTAGGAGTAAAAAATGCGCACGGTAAAATCAAAAAACCTTCTAATCAAACAGGGAACTGTATATGGTGTGAAGAGCCGGTCAAAGATGACAGACGTTGGTGTTCAATTGAATGTCGTAACGAGTTTGAAAAATACACAAAATAAGAGGAGAAAAATTGTGGCAGACGCAAAATTAAATAACTTTAGTCCAAGTGCAAGACAAGCAATCTTAGAATTTGAAGATTGGCAACGTAGAGTATTTGCGAAGAACGCAAAAAAAGGATGGCGATTCTTTCAACCTGATACTGTTGATAAACCTACACCTCGTTCGGCTAAAGAGGCATGGGGCGCACCGTATGAAAGCGAAGATAGAATAGAAAAAGATGAGAAGCTAACTAATAGAATTATGCTTGGATTATTCTTAGCGTTTGTGGTAGTATTGTCGATACTATAAAGTCAATGGGCGAAAGCACTTTATTTATATGAAAATTCGTGATGGTATTTTTGCTATTATATAACCGCGAGTAGCCCACCATTTTTAAAAGGCATACATGCAACTAGTCACACTAGACTTCGAGACCTACTACGACGTAGGTTTTTCTCTTTCAGGGTTAACTACAGAGGAATACATAAAGGATGAGAGATTCCAAGTCATCGGCGTCAGTATTAAGATTGATCAGAGTGAAGCCAAGTGGTATACAGGGGATCAAGTTAAAGAAGCACTTGATAACATTGATTGGAAAAACTCTGCCCTTCTTTGCCACAACACGCAGTTCGATGGGGCTATTCTTTCATTCCGTTATAATATCATTCCTGGTCTCTACTTGGATACGCTTTGTATGGCACGCGCTATACATGGTGTGGACGTGGGCGGAAGCCTCGCTTTTCTTGTGGAGAAATACAATCTAGGTCGTAAAGGCACAGAAGTTATTGACGCAAAAGGTAAACGTTTAGAAGACTTTACATCGCAAGACCTCGCTCAATATGGTGAGTATTGTAAGAACGATACAGAACTTACCCACAAATTATTCCAGATACTAGCACCTGATTTCCCAGAGAACGAAGTTAAACTCATCGACTTAACATTACGCATGTATACCGAGCCTGTCTTGGAAGTCGACGATGCGTTACTACAAGATAGACTAGATGACATTCAAGCAGAGAAGTCTCAGCTATTACAAGGTCTCATGAAAAGATTAGAGTGTGATACCGAAGAGTGTGTCCGCGCTAAGTTAGCATCTAATAAACAATTTGCTGAGCTATTGATAGAGCTTGGTATTACACCGCCTACAAAGATTAGTCCAACGACCGATAAAGAAACGTATGCATTAGCAAAAGGTGACACAGGGTTTTTAGAATTAACTGAACACGAAGACCCATTCATTCAAGAACTTTGTCGCGTTCGGCTGGGTACTAAGTCAACGATAGAAGAATCCCGTATTGAAAGATTCATTGGTATTGGTGCTAGGAATAAAGGCAAACTACCTATCCCACTTAAATACTATGGCGCACACACAGGACGATGGGCAGGATCAGACAAGGTTAACTTCCAAAACTTACCCGCTAGGGACAAGAAAAAGAAAGCACTAAAGAACGCAGTCATCGCACCGGAAGATCACGTTGTTATTAATTCTGACTCATCACAAATTGAGGCTAGAGTTTTAGTATGGCTTGCAGGACAGGACGATGTCGTCGAGTGGTATAGAGAAGGCCGTGATGTTTATTCAGAGTTTGCATCCAAAGTTTATGGTAGACCTATCACTAAGAAAGATACGACAGAACGCGCAGTGGGTAAGACTTGTATTCTAGGTTTAGGATATGGCACAGGGTGGAGTAAGCTACAACAAACACTAAAGATTGCAACAGGATTAAACCTTGATGAAAGTGAATGCCAACGGCTTGTTAAAGTTTATAGAGAAGTTAATGACAAGGTGATTCAATTATGGAAGACATGCGATGAGGCATTACGAGATATGTCCGCATGGCCTAGTGGTAAAGAACCCTATTATCTAGACGCCCGCAACGCTTTACTTGTCACACCGAAAGGCATACGATTACCGAACGGACTTTATATCTACTATCCAGGTCTCACATGGGATATTTCAGAATCTAAATCTAAATATATTTATAAGTCTAGACGCGGTATGATTTCTATTTGGGGTGGATCAGTTGTTGAGAACGTGATTCAAGCTTTGGCTCGCATCATTGTCGGCGAACAGATGCTAGAAATTAATAAAAAATACAGACCCGTGCTTACTGTTCACGATGCGGTAGTCTGCGTTGTCCTTGAGACAGAAGTGGATGAAGCTCTCTCCTTCATAATGTCCACTATGTCTTCTCCTCCTTTGTGGGCAACCGGGCTACCTGTAGCGTGTGAAGCACATCATGGGGCAAGTTATGGCGAGTGCTAGAGAATATTATTTTCAGCAGTGTAAACGTTGGGCGGAACAAATAACCGAGACAGAAGTTGACGCTACAAAAGTTATATTACATTTTTTGTCTGAAGTTGGTTGGGATTTTATACAAGAGTATGAGATAAAAAGTATAGGAAAATACATTGACTTCTATGTTAAAGCGCCATATGAAGATGGCTATATTTTCTTTGGTATCGAATGCAAAAAACAATTAAGTTATAACACAAAAGCCACTGAATTAGCAGGCTATGTAGAACAGGCAGGTGCATACGCAAGAGAACTTCAAGCGCCAGTATTTATAGGGCCACTCGTAGATAATTTTAATCGCTCTGAATTATATGTAGGCGGATCTCGCTTATCAGGAATATCGGCAGCCAATATATTTGGGGGCAGATTTAACGTAGGCATTATGGGATTTAGTTATAGGTATGGAAAAGAAATAGCATTGCACAACGCATTCTTTGCCTTAAGAGGTAGTATGTTCTGGGCAGAAGAGGGATTTAACCCGAATCGTGTTAACATAGTCACTACAACTGGATCTAAAAAAACTCGTACACCATTAAGAATATATAGAAGGAAGAAGCATGAGCACAGTTCAAGAATTTAAAGAAAAAGGCTATGTACATTTAAAAGACTTCTTACACAAAGACTCATGCAAAGAATTAACAAGAGAACTTAAAAGGTTAGTCGACCAAAAGAAAACAGTTAAAGATGAACAATGTCCTAAGTCTGAAGCCATACACGGCACAGTAACTTTTGATAGTTTATTAGAACAATTATTACCACATTTTGAAAATGCAAGTGGATTAAAACTATTTCCTACTTATTCATATGCGCGACTTTATAACGCCCAAGATGAAGAATTAAAGCTTCACAGAGATAGGCCAGCTTGTGAAATATCAGCCACTCTTACACTAGATTTTGAAGGTGATGTATGGCCTATCTATATGGGCGCTAACGAAGATAAGTCTAATGCGACAGAAGTTAAGATGGAGATTGGCGATGCCGTCATGTATAGAGGATGTGACATATATCATTGGAGAGAAGCTTATAAAGAAGGCAAATGGCAGGCTCAAGTATTCTTACATTATGTAGATCAGGATGGTCCTCATGCTGAATGGAAATATGATAAGCGTGAGTCATTGGGTTTAAGTAAAACAGAAGGCGGACAAACAAATCAAACTATTGAAGATTGCTACGCTGTTCGTGATGCAGTATCTGAAGCCTTTTGTGACAAACTTATTCAAGAATATTCTAAACCTGAAGTAGATAAACTACCTCCTTCTATTGGCGGTGGCGAAGGCACAATTAATTTAGATATTAGAAACGTTCAACGATTACAGTTGCCTTTATATGCAGGTATTGGAGCAACACTTACAGCAATAGGATTAAATGTAAATCATGATATATGGAAATATGATATAACTCACTCTAATCAATCTGAGTTTTTAATGTATGATGTTAAAGGTAAGTATGAGACTCATGTAGATACATTTCACCAACATTCAAACGAAACAAGAAAATTAACTATATTAGTATTTTTAAATGATGACTTTGAAGGTGGTAAGTTTTACATAGCTAATGGTCACGAAAGAATATATCCTGAACAAAAGAAAGGCACTGTGATAATATTCCCATCGTTTATGCCGCATGGTGTTGAGCCTATAACTAAAGGCGTGAGATACTCTATTGTAACTTGGATGGTTGGCCCATACTTTAAATAACATGTTAGAATTATTAGTAGCATTTAGTTTATATAGATTCGAGGCTCATTGGATTTGGTGGGCCCTTTATATAATTATATTAGCGGAGAAATGGAATGAAAAAGACAGCAAGAAATGATGTCACAGGAGATTGGATGCAGTCCAAACCTAACAATGAAATGTTTGAAAAGAATTTTGACTTAATCTTTAGGAAGAAAAAAGAAGAATTACCTGTAGATAAAGAATGGGATCAAATGAAACCCGTAGGAAAAGAAGTATTACCTGAGTACGAACTTAATAAATCGACGGGGAACGTTCAGAAAGTAGATAAAAAATAATGGCTCAATACACATGGTCTTACTCGGCGTTAAAAGAATATGAGAATTGCCCTAAGAAGTATTATGAAATAAGAGTTGCACAGAACTATACGGTCATTCCTTCAGAACAAATGATCTATGGAACAGAAGTTCATAAAGCTTTAGAAGACTATGTTAAAGATGGTAAAGAACTTGCAGTTAATTATCTTAGATTCAAACCCGCAGCAGATGCACTTATAGATATCCCTGGTGAAAAATATCCAGAGTATGAGATGGCTTTATTCAGAGATAAAACTCCGTGTGATTTTGCAGATTCAAACCGTTGGGTGCGAGGTATCGTTGACTTGCTTATTGTAGATGGCGACTATGCTTTTATTGTTGATTATAAAACAGGCAGTAGTAAGTATCCCGATCCTAAACAATTAAGACTGATGTCACTTATGACATTCGCACATTTTCCAAATGTCAACAAGATTAAAGCAGGGTTATTATTTGTAATGCACGGTTCTTTTGTCACAGAAGAATACACAAGGGAAGAACTAGATAAATCTTGGGCTAAGTTTGATGGCCCACTTGGTAGATTAGATAACTCATATGACAATAATGTATGGCCACCAAACCCTACACCTCTTTGTAAATATTGTCCAGTAAAGAGTTGTGACTTCAATAGAGGATGATATAATACACCTATGCCTTATACTACAAAACCTAGACCCTACAAACACGAATACGACATGGAGAAGAAACGTGGTGAACACGATCGTCGCATGGAAAGACAACGTGCTCGTCGTACGCTAGATAAAAAAGGTAAGGACACTAATGGCAACGGTAAAGCCGATGCTAGAGAAGGTAAAGATGTAGCTCATGTCAAAGCTCTTGACAAAGGTGGATCTAATAAGGACGGCGTCCGTATTCAGTCTGCTTCAAAAAACCGTTCATTCAAACGGGATTCAAAAGGTAATTTAGTTTCAGAAGTAAGTAAGAAAGAACGTAAGAAAAGATAGTTAAGTTTTACTTGACATCAGTCAAGACCTAGTTTATAGTTATGAAAAGTCTCGGTGAGACTTAGTCTAAGGATAGTATGCAAATTATAGAAAACACTGCACTGCAAATTACCGTGCCGGAACACATCGTTCCACATATCACAAGCAATATAGAAAAATCAGAAGTTGTCAATCATTCAGGTAATCTTACTGAGATGATGGTGTATTGGGGCGTCGATGAGATGACTCGGTTAAACCAGATTGTTTCGTTTAGAAATAATTTACCTTCACCTATGTCCCGTGATTATAAATGGTCAGGATTATATACGCCGTTCGACCACCAAAAAGTTACTGCAGAATTTTTAAGTATCAATCACAGAGCATTTTGTTTCAACGAAGCCGGTACAGGAAAAACATCGTCAGTACTTTGGGCAGCTGATTATCTAATGTCGCTAGGTAAAGTCAAACGGGTTCTTATTATATGCCCTTTATCTATTATGTATTCTGCGTGGCAAGGCGACGTATACAACACGTGCATGCATCGTTCGGTTAGTGTTGCACATGGTACTGCCGAGAAACGTAAAAAGATTATTAACAGCGCGTATGAATTTATTATTATTAATTACGATGGTGTAGGCGTTGTCAGAGAAGATATAGAAAAAGGTGGATTCGATCTGATCGTGATTGATGAAGCTAACGCATATAAGAGTCCTTCTACAACTCGCTGGAAGACGCTAGCTAAAATATTAAAACCTGAAACAAGACTATGGATGTTAACAGGTACACCAGCATCTCAGTCTCCAGTCGATGCATTCGGTCTAGCTAGATTAGTATGTCCACAACGTGTGCCTAAATTTTCAGCAGCATGGCGCGACAAGGTTATGTATCAGAAGTCAAGGTTTAAATGGTTACCAAAAGCTAACGCTAAAGATGAAGTATTTAAAGCATTGAAACCTGCGATACGATTTGCTAAGAATGATTGCTTAGATTTACCTGACGTCATGTATCAAACACGAGACATACCTTTAACAGCACAGGTACAAAAATATTATAAGTTACTTAAAGACGAGATGCTTATTCAAGCTGCAGGAGAACAGATCAGCACGGTCAATGCTGCGGCCAACCTTAACAAGCTATTACAAATATCAGGAGGCGCAGTCTACACAGATAAAAAAGAAGTTGTTGAGTTTGATATATCACCGCGTCTATCTGCGTTGATGGAAGTAATTGATGAGACAGAACATAAAATAATTGTGTTTGTGCCTTATAGACATACGATTGAAGTGTTAGCTAGGTTCATGCATGATAAGGGCATTATGGCTGAAGTTATTAATGGAGCTGTAACCGCAACCCAACGAGCTAATATTATTAATAGGTTTCAAACAGTTGAAGACCCAAGAGTTTTAATCATACAACCACAAGCCGCTTCTCACGGAGTGACGCTAACTGCAGCAAATACGGTTGTGTTTTGGTCTCCAGTATTAAGTGTTGAAACTTACCTACAGTGTATTGCCCGTATGGATCGTGTAGGACAACAGAATAAGATGACTGTAGTTCATTTACAGGGATCTGAAGTAGAGAAAAGGATGTACAGGATGTTGCAAGGAAAAGTTGATTTACACAGTAAACTAGTTGATTTATATAAGGAGGAGTTAGAAGAATGAGTGACATAGTAGAAGCAAAGGAAGACCCGAAACTTGATGAATTAGTCAAAGCATATTTGACAATACGTTTAGCACGTGATAATCTAGCTAGGCAATTTGAACTAAAGGATGCCGAATTAAAAGCGGAAATGGCTCAATTAGAACAAGTAATGCTAGTCGCCTGCAATGATATTAATGCTGACAGTATACGTACAGGGAATGGAACTATTATTAAAACTACTAGGGAAAACTTTGTATGTAATGATTGGGATAATTTTAAAGATTACATCAAGCAACACGATGCCTTAGAGTTATTACAACAACGGATACATCAAGCTAATTTTAAAGAGTTCATTGCAAACAAAACTGAAGAAGGATTACCTCCGGGTATCAGTGCGTTGCGTGAGTTAAGTGTAGTAGTTAGAAAACCAAGTAAACAATAGGAGCACATATGAGTACCGATTTAATTAGTATATTGCAACAGAACACAGCACTTGTTCAAACAGGTGTTGACGAAGATACCCTTGCCGTTGCAGGTGGTAGTGGTAATCAATCAAAAAGAATTTCTATCAAAGGTGGTGTATTCCGTAAGATTGTAGGCGGAAAAGAAGTAGCACTCATCGAAGACAGACATATGGATGTTATCTTTGTTAAGATGGCGCACGATCCACAAAGAATGTTTTACTCGTCAGGTTATAAAGAAGGTGAAAAGGTGAGTCCTGTCTGTTGGTCTAGTAATTCTAGGACGCCTGATAAAGATGTTAAAACTCCTCAAGCACCTACATGTGATTCATGTAAACATAGTGTAAAAGGTTCAGGTCCTAATGGTACAGGTACAGCATGTCGTATTTCTTGGAGAACTGCAGTTGTATTACCGAGTGATCCTGGCGGTGATGTTCTTCAATTAGTTATTCCAGGCAAATCATGTTGGGGTGAAGGCGATGAGAAAAGACGTCCGTTCCAACCATACATTAGAAACTTAAAAGATTTGAATATCAGCAAAGACGTTCTTGTGACTAAGATGTCGTTTGATACTCGATCAGAAGCACCACGATTACTATTCTCTATGCAAGCTGCAGTACCGCCTGAATTAAGAGAAACTATTGTAAGACAATCACAATCTCCTGCGGCTGAGCAAGCAGTTAAGTTAACTGTATATCAAGCCCCTGAGAATTTATTAGATGACGGGGCTCCATCAGCACCTGCGATTGCACCGACAGTGGTAGCTAGTACGACTACAGCGCCTCCTGTTCAAGCTGCACCGCAACCTGCGCCAGTAGCACAACCTGTTGTACAAGGCGATGTCATTGTAGAAGAGCCAGTACTAAGACCTTCTGACACTCCTGCACAACCACAAGTAAAAGATGTAAGTAGTATTTTAAGTAAATGGGGAGCGAAGAGTTAATCATGGCTAGACCTTACAGCGAAAAATACTTATTAAGTATTGACAAGTTAGATCCAACTAGGGCAGGCGTTCAGCTAGGTAAACTTTGTGTGCAGGCTAATCTGCCTATAACATATATTGCCAAAGCTTTTAATGTATCAAGAATGTCTATACATAGTTGGTTCAGAGGTCAATACATAAGAGAAAAAAATTATTTTAAGATTGATAACTTCTTAAAAATAGTGCAGACAGAATTAGATAAAGGCTCACTGCCTGCGCCTAGCTTAGAGGAAGCTAAAAAATTTATTGATACAAAGATTATCGACAAGATATAAAAAAGTAGTAAAATAGAGATTCCTCCGCGGTATTTGAAAAAACGCAATTTATTGCGGAGGAGAACTGTTGACTAAAAAAATAGAAAGTCACTGCAAATGATTACAGAATTTTATAAAAAGATATTACCAAGCACAGGCATTTATTGCGTAGCGGACATCAATCCAACGACTGGGAAAACAACCCATAAGTTTGTAGAATCCGTTGATGAAATAGAACCCATCGTCAAGAAACTCATATCTAAAAATACAAATATATTTGTTGCATTGGCTGCATTTAAAGGATATAGCCGTAAAGTAGATAGCGCAGTATCTCTCAGATCATTCTTTGTGGATCTTGATGTAGGTGAAACAAAAGAATATAAATCTAAAGAAGAAGCACTCGAAGCCCTTACTAAGTTTGTAGTAGATAATGATTTGCCTCCTCCTATTCGTGTAGATTCAGGTGGTGGTGTTCATGCTTACTGGCCATTAGATGTAGACGTTCTTGTAGATGAATGGAAACATTATGCCGATGCATTCAAACAATATTGTATTAGCAAAGGATTGAAGATTGATCCTGTAGTTACAGCAGATCCTGCTCGTATTCTACGATGCCCTGATACATTTAACCAAAAGTCTAACCCTCCTATGCCTACAGGTCTTATAGATAAAGAGATCATAGTCTATTCGTTTGAGGTATTCAAAGAGTTTCTAGGTGTTGCAACTTATGAAGATAATTCTCTAGAAGAACTCATTAGGGCTTTACCAAAAGGTGGATTATCTGAAGATCAGAAGCTAGCAAGTGGGCATTATAATTTTGAAGCGAGCTTTGAAGAGCTAGCTAAATTAAGTTTAGAAGGCGCAGGATGCGATCAGATTAAATACATTCTTATGAATGCTACTACCTTAACTGAACCTATATGGAGGGCAGGACTAAGTGTGGCACACAATTGTTCAGATGGCGCTACAGCTATACATAAAATGTCAGAAGGTCATCCTGGTTACACTAGGGAAGCCACAGAAAGAAAAGTTATACCGTTAAAAGATAGTTCATATACATGCAAAAAGTTTGACGAAGTTAATTCTAATATTTGTGCAGGATGCCCTAACTTTAACAAGGTTAGAAAACCAATTGAAATTACAAAAGAGTTTAAGTCATCACGTAGTCAACCAGTAGAACAAGTAGTAGAACAAGTAGTAGAACAAACAGTAAAAGAAGTTCCACAAGTAAATATTAATATACCTTTGGCAGATCCTTTCAAGCCTATAGTACAGGTAGATAATAACAATCAATTAGTTAATACAAGTACAAGTAAAGTTATACAGTTACCACCTGAGTTGTTTCCATATGAATATGGCCGTACGGGAGGACTTTATGTTCACTCAACTAAACCTTTGAAAGAAGGCGATAAACCTGAGAGACCTAAGTTACTTACTCCCTATGAAGTTTATCCTTTAAAACGTATTGATAGTACGGCTGATGGGGAATGCCTATTAATACGCGTTATAACACCGCATGACCCACCAAATGAATTTTTATTTCCAATAAAATATGCGTACGCACAAGATAAGTTTAAAGAAATTATGTCTAGCAAACGCGTATTATTTGATCCGAATGGAGTACTTTTATTTATGGTATATTTTATTAAATGGGGACAATATCTTATGAACAAACAATCCGCAGAAATTATGCGCATGCAAATGGGCTGGACGCCCGGCAGAGAATCCTTTGTAGTAGGCAATAGAGAACTAACTAGGTCAAACGATACAATATCGTCACCTACATCGCCACTATGTCAAGGGATTGCTAAACATCTAACACAAGTGGGTAGCTATGAAACATGGAAAGAAGCTGCTAATAAATTAAACAAACCAAGTTTAGAGCTTCATGCTTTTACTTTGTTGACTGGATTTGGTTCAGTACTTATGGACTATACATCGACATCAGGTGTAACTATCTGTTTGACAGGTGAATCAGGTGCAGCTAAGACAGGTGCTCTATATGCTAACTTAAGCGTATGGGGTAATCCTAAAGATCTATCAGTCTTAGACGCAACAGAGAATGGTATGACAGGTCGATATCTTGGTCTACACAATATTACTTTCGGTCTAGACGAGGTAGGTAACATCTTACCTAAAACATTGTCACAACTGATCCACAAGATTTCACAAGGTAAATCAAAGATTAGAATGCAAGCATCAGTAAACGCAGAACGTGAACACGAAATGTCCGCATCTATGATTGCTGTGTTTACATCTAATCATTCTTTATACGACAAACTAACTACGTTGAAGAAAGATCCTAACGGGGAAGTAGCTAGGTTGATTGAGTTTTCAGTACATAAACCTGAAGCTTTTGCAGCAGACGCTAACTTAGGACGCGAGATATTTGATAAGTTTAGATTTAATTATGGTTGGGCAGGGCAAGAATTTATATTTGCTTTGTATAAAAAAGATAACTCAATCATACAAGGCATGGTCGACAAATGGTGCCTAAAATTTAAATCAGACTTTGGCGAAGATACAGCGTATCGATTCTATGAAAACTTAATTGCAGCAACAATGACTGCAGGTGAGATAGCAGTAGAAGCCGGTATCGTGAAGTATGATATTGATCGAGTCTATAGACGCATCGTTGGTGAAATGATTGCGATCCGTGACAACGTAGTTAGAATTAATAAGATTGATTACGAGTCAGTGCTTAGTGATTACATCAACAAGAACCAAGGTGGTATCTTAGCATTTAAAGATAATAAGATTATTATGGAACCTAGGTTCTCTGCGTTTGTAATTCGCGTAGAAAATGATGCACAGATGATGTGGATTTCTAAAGCTGAGTTTGATAAGTATTTATTAGAAATTGGCGTAAGTCGTAAACAGTTTATCTATGAAACTAAACAAGCAGGCTTGGATATTAAAGTAGGAAGCAATATTAAGAAACGTATGAACGCAGGTTGGAAAGATTTAGGTAAGAGTCCAACAAGTGTATATGCAGTTAATATGGCATCTTTATCTGATGATATTGTTAAGCATGTAAAAACAGACGAGGAGATTCAAGCTGAAGCTGCATGATGAACCAGAATGGATTTTTCCATTTGAAGCTATGGAGGTAGGGCAGAGTTTCTTTGTTCCTACCCTCAAGCCTTCGCCTATGCTTTATGCAATTGAGTCAGGTGGTAAACGAGCAGGCGTTAAAATGAGAGCGTTTGTAACAATGAAAGACGGATGTCTAGGGGTAAGAGCTTGGCGTATTAATTAGTCGCCGTAGTTTTCTTCGATGTAATCTCTTACGTTTTTATTAATGTAGACACCATTGATTGAATCTCTGCCTCGTTGTACATGTTGTCTATAAGATCTAGCTTTAGTATCTTCGGTGATTCTAAATGCGCCAGGTACTACTTCATTAAACTTATTAATCTTTTCATTGACTTCAGCCATACCCTCAACGTCATTACTCATTCTAGCTAAGTATAACAAGTCAAGAAGCGAAGTCTTTTTAGATGTAAGCTTTTGTTCTGCTTTCTTCATTGAGTTTGCACGGGCATATGTTTCGGCAAGTTCTGCATTGGTAAATCCAAGTATTTGCGAGAATGATTCATAAGCATTAAAGTCTTCTTTAAGTGGCACACCATTAGTAGTTAATGCACCCTCAGTTGCAAATCGGAATCCTTTAAGTGGGTTCTTCACAAAGGAAGGTAACATAGTCTCTACCGCTTTATAAGATTGTCCTTGACTAAATAGATCAGCCGCACGTGTTGGATTAATAAAGACCGCTTGATACGCAGGACCAAAGAAATGTTCAGCTATGTATGGACCCATGCCAACTTCAGATAAACGACGTTCATCGCTACGCCAGATCATGCCGTTGAAACCAGTTCTTGATGCAATGTCTATAGCAAGTAATTTATTTAGCGCGCCTTTATAACCAAGGTCACCAACCGCTGTGCGAACTTCTTCATCAAAGTCATAAGGCTCATCATCGCCCATTGCTGCAATTGCAGAGGCTAGCATATTAATTGCGCCGTAAAGAGGTAGTCCTTGTAAGCCTGCTACAGCAAATGTCATACCATAAATACCTAATAATTGTTTACGTGCAGTATCTCTTTCATCTTTAGTCATACCTTTTGTAGATTGGTAGAATAGACGAGCTATGTTATAAATTTGAGCTTGAGCAAAACGTTTAAAGGTAAATGCAACTTTGCCCCAACCTGTTTGGAAGAGACGTGGTCCAACTTCGGATAATGCATGAGAGTGAACTTTGCTTGTTAAGTCCATAGCCTTTTTAACTGCAGCATCATGACTATCACCTTTTTCAATCGCTAAGTCATACGCAGCTAATAAAGTTATTTCTCTATTCATACGTTCTGAGTTTTGGAATACCCAACCTAATGCTGTATCTACTTTGCCTTTGATGCCTGAAAAGTCAGCAGTGTCATTCTTACGCATATCAGTTAGTTCATAACCTACACCGCGTTTGATAATAGAATGTTTAAGCGCTTCTTCGTATAATAATTTGTGGCCTTTAGATAAATCTTTACTTACGCCGAATGTATAGTCAGGTAGGAATTCACGGTTCTTATCAATCCCGCCCTTCATGTAAATAGCACGTGCTCGGTTCATAGCTTCAGCAGCACGAAGATAACCATACTCACCACCAAGCATAGGATAGACCATCATAGGTAGCTGAGTGATGTTAACTAGAGCAGATGATACATTACCTGCAATATTCCAAGTGTAACTTACATAGCTAGCGCGTGATGACCATGTATCTGCAACAGGGTTCTCTAAAAATGCTCTTTGTTTTAATACATCGTTTACAACGTCAACAATAGGTTCTTCTTGGTTCTTACCTTGTGCAACAAGATCAGCGATAGACTTATCAATCATCGGTCGGTATTCTAGGTTAGCAAGTTGATGTGCCATCTTAGAACCTACGTCAGCAAAACCTGCTACAACATCTTCAATATAACCTGGCACACCTTCACGTTCTCTTTGTAATTGACGTAATGATTCAGAAGGCATAAGGTCTAAATAAACTTGATATGCTTGATCAATAATAGAATCTTCTACACCGCCCTTTCTCATAAGGTCTACAATCTGACCCATGAATCCTGTAGGAGGTGCGTTTTTGTAATTAATAAATTCTAGTTTAGCGTAGCGTTCAAAGTCAGTACCGCCCTTAGCCTTAGCTTCTTTAATCATGTCTTCACGAATCTTCGGATCGATGCTAGCTATAACAACTCGTTCACCATCTTTGTCTTTATAAGTTAACCAGTAATCTCCACGACGTCTTAACGGATGATAGAACGGCAATTTGTTTTTCTCAAACTGCGCACGTAATGCTTTAGCTGTACCAGGTGACGCTTTAGCAATCATGTCAATCATTTGCTTACTATATTTTTCGTACTGCTCTGTATAATCAATTGCTAATTTTTGTAGCTCAGGGGGTAATGTCCTAAAGTTGATGACTAGTTGATTAGTAGAGTTCACATCTTTTCTAGGATCTATATTTTGTACAGAGAGATCAAATGTAATCTTATTAAACTTCTTAATCATTTGCTCTGGGAATTTATCAATAATCTTTTTGCCGCCTATGACAAGTGCTTCAACTTCACGTCTGAAACTATCAGCAACGTTTGCACGTCTTTCTAATGCATCTAATAAGGATTGCAACGCAGGAAGTTGTTGACCATATAGTTCGATCTTATTAGGTAATGATGTAAATGCTAGATAAGTTTTTCTTAACCAACGAGGTGCATTAAATAAAATACCTGACGCTGCTTGACCTATCTCTGTATTGTAGCCAGGGAGCGAAGAAATAACTTTGCCTACACTATTAGCTAAAGACACAGATGCGTTACTACTTACCATAGTTAATGGCAATGTTTCAGCTTGTTCTTCTGTTTGTGCAGGATCATTAGGTGTTTGAACCATGTCTGCTTGAGGTACGTACTCTACTTCTGACGGTGTAGTTTCATCTGCCTCAGTAGTTTCTGTCGTTGCGGCAACAGGTGTGCCTGCAGGTTGTTTTGGTGTAGTTGTAGTAGCACCTAATGTAGTAGGTATTGTAGCTTGCGCTGGCGGAGTAATAGATGCGGCTGCACTAGTTGTAGCTTGCTTAGCGGCCTTTGCTGCTTTTTCTTGTGCAGTAGGAAGTGGTTGTTGTAGTATACGTTGTCCTGTATCTTCTACAGGTTGACCAAACATATCTAGTTGTTGAGGTAGACCTAGTGTATCGGGCTGTCCCTCTGTTCGTCCTTCAATTGCTGCAACATCAGCTGCAACCCCAATATCTCCAGCTCCGACGCCTCCTTCAATTCCTCCGGGAACTCCTCCTCGAACGGGTTGTCCAGATACCTCAACGCCTTCTCTATCTCCTGTCTCGACAGTTCCTTCATCAAATAATTCCCCTTGTCTTTTTATGTCGCCTTCTTTGCCAATAGACTCTAGTAAAGTAAGGGCCTTAGTGCCATGATCATTGTAAAATTTATTTTTTTCATTGCCCGCGATGTCCGCAACCATATTATATACCTCTTGGTTTGCAAGACTCTTGCCTTTTAGCATTTCAAATAATTTACCAGATTTAATACCAACTTCTTTGAGTCGTTGACTTGTAAGCTCCGTCAACGGTGTAGGAGGCACATTAGCAAATACAGCTTCAAACTCTTTTTGTTTTTGAGCACGAGCGTCTTCATCTTTAATATCAAATGTAGCTTGATGTCTTTGGAGGTCTATACGAATTTTATTTTGTTCTGTTTGATTGTAGCCTGAAAAATAATTTGCAAGATTGTCAAGAACTGTTTGAGTGCCTTCTCTTGTAGTTAATAAATCATTAACCTCTCCTCTACGTTTCAAACCTTCACGTTCTTTTTGTTGGTTCTCTAGTAGGTCTAAAGTCTGAGTATTAAATACATCGCCTAACTCTTTAGCACGTTGTTGTTTCTCGTCTTCAGTCATACTAGACTGATTAATAATACCTAGTTGAGAATTAAAATTTGAATTGAGTTGATCAAGAGCACTTTGATGTTCTTGTTGTTGTCTTTGTAATTCTAAACTTGCACCCTCTGATATACGCTTTTCTTCACCACGTTCACGAAGTCTTGCAGGTACCGAACCTACGCCACCAAATACACCACCTGTAACAGCGCCTCGAACGGCGGATTCTGTAACACGTTCCCAGTCTTTAGAGCTAAATATTTGAGGATTGTTTTGAACAAACTTTTCTGCGGCAATATTAATTGCTTCTTGTGCGCCTTCAGTCAAGCCTTCCATAGTAGCAGCTTCTGTTAGACCTGATACAGCTTTACGAGCAATACCAGGCTTCATACCAGACTGTTTAAGAATATTTTCTACTACACCTACCTTCATAGGACCTGTAATAGTATTAAGTAATTTAGAAGGTAAGTATGAATCTAATACGGATGATATAGAACTTGCAATTAATGAAGCGCCTGGTTCTAGTTTGCCTGTTTCATTGTAGATACTACCAAATACTTCAGGAGCATTTAATGAATAAGCACCTAAATACACGCCTAAGTTTTGACCAAATTCTTTTCCAGCACCAATACGTTGTGCAGCGTATCTTTCCGCAGCCCCTTTAGCAACTGCTTCTTCTGCTTCTCGTCCCGCTATTTTTTCTGCAGCAGCTTTGGCTGCCATGCGGCCACCTATAACTCTACCTGCAGCTCCAGGTCCTATCATCGTTGCAATGTTAGGTATTTGTTTACCTGTCTCCATCGCAGCAAACGTAGCAAAGTCACCGAGTCCTTGTACATCTTTATAGGATTTAAATGCTTCAGGATATTCAGCAGCTATTTCTCTTTGAGATTGTGTAGCCTCTTCCATTTGACGTTTAGCATAATCTTCGAAGCCTAAAGCACTAGCTCCTATAGCAGGAAGAACATCACCAAACTCGGATGCAAGTCGTTTAGCACCGCTGCCTAAACCTGCTTTAAGTGCCCCTGTAAGACTGTAGTCAGGACGTTTTTGAGATGATAGAACCGCAGAATGATGTTCGGCCGCAGCTTGTAGAATACGATCTTGTGAAGTGCCTTCAGGCGCCTCGATTTTATACTCGTTGCCATCCGGAGCTTGTACGGTAAAGATAGGCATTATTTTTTAATTTTAAAACCGTCAGTAGATAACGTAGGTATATTAGATCCTATAGGCGCAAAGTAATTAGCCAAATATTGTTCTTCAGCAAGTTTTAATCCATCTAAATATTCAGTATTTCTATCGCTTGTGTCTTTATCTGCATTGTCACCTAATCTTTTTAACAGCGCTTTTTTAGCTTCATTTTGTGCTTTACTACCTTGATAAGCCGCACGTGCTTCAGCAACTTCTTTTATTTTAGGTGCGTTAGTTGCGCCTGCTTTATTAAGAGCAACACCAGCTTCTAGGTTAGCAACATCACGAGTAAGTTTATCTTTAGCTTTAGCAAGCATAATAGTTTTGTTAATCTCTTCTGTATGTTGTCTACTGTTCACACCGTAAGTTACAGCTGCCACTTGTTCAGCACGTTGTTGTTTAGATAGTTCATTATCTAATGTGAAGCGTTTCTCTTCTAAATCCGCTAATTTATCTTGAGCCGCTGTATAGGACTTGACTCCCGAAATTGCACCTTCAGCAATATTTTGTAACGCAAATGGAGATTTACCAGCAGCCATGCCAAAACCTGCTTGAGCTAATGCCATCCATGGCGCTTGGTTTTCCATTTTAGCCGCACGAGCTTCCATCTTAGCTAGTTTTTCTTGACGCCCAGCTAACGTAGGATCGGCGCCAAGTGCATCTTTATATTCTTGCATCGCATCTTTTAATGGGCGTTCTTTAGTTAACATCTTGTCATAGAAACTTCCATCAAAACCTACACCTTGATACGGTTGTTTAGCCGCGTTTTGAGTTGGATCTCCTGTAAGTCTTACATCAGGTTCATTTGATGGTTTAGCAGCAGGTGCTGCGGGCATAGTTCCTTGACTAGCTAACCATTCATCCCTTGCAGCTTCTAATTTACGTACAGGTGTAGTACCTGGAACTGCACCTAATTTACCTTTGTATCCTAGGCCTTGTTCTTCGTAATATCTAATAGCGTCGTCATACGGTGTTTTAACAGATGATTGGTATTCTCTCATTGCTTTTTTACGCACGTTACCATATGGGTCAGTTGCTGAGTAAACTGGATACTTAGATTCTAATCCCGCAAGACCCTCTCTATAAGACGCACCATAAGCCTCAGGATCATAGTCACTAGATAAAACATAATCACCTTTAGCATAATGCTTTACATCGCCACCTTTAGCAAATCTATATTCTCCTCTAACACCGTAATAATTAGGAGCAACATCTATCCCAAAAATATTACCTTTTGAACTTTCACGTTCTAAAGACGCTTGTCGTGCATCAGGATTATATCTAGCGCCATATCGATTGCCTTCGTCTGTTATATAATTTGCATACATAGCTTGTAATCTAGGGTCAGTAAAACCACGTTTATCTACCATGCCTGCCATATCAGCACCTACATTAAATCTATCAGATCCTACATTAGCACCCGCAAGATACTGGGCCGCTCTTATTTGCCCTTCTTCGTCTGCATAGGGATTCAGTGCAGCACGTGGACTAACACGACCTCCATCTTCAAACGCTACAATACCACCACCCGCGAAGTTTTGTTCTTGAAACATATCGCCTACAGGTAACGCAGCAACACCTTGAGCTTGGGGTTCTGGCATAGCTTGTGGTGCAGGAGGTGCAGCTAAATCTTCTGCGACTGTTGTTTGAGCAGGTTGAGCTTGTTGGTATGTATCTCTCATCGTCTTACGACGTTGCAATTCGCTTAGTGCTAAATATGTAGGCACTTGACCCGTAGGATTTTGAACATAACCTATTAAAGCATCATCAGGAACGCCTTTTAATTGATCTTGTATTTTAATAATGTTCATGTGTTATCCTTATTTTAAAGCTTGATATAGACCAAGTCCAGCTAAACCTAAACCACCAATTTGAGACGCAATGCTTGGAGCAGGTGAATATTGTACTTGAGTTGAACCCAAAGCACCTGCATTACCTCTTAATATAGCACTGAGATATTCAAGTTGATTCTTTTGATAATTTTTTTCTTCCTGGAATACTTGATATTTAAGATCATTAATTTTTTGTTGCATGGCTTGTTGTTCACCAGCACTTGCTGCTTGCGCTTTAAGTCTTTCAAGATCCGCAATTTGTTGTGATGCTGCTGTAGCAGCTAAACCTTTAGAAGTATCAATACCCGCTTGTAAGCCAGCTAATCCAATGTCTTTACCTAAACCCGCAGCATATTGTTGGCCTTGTTGTGTTAATTGTTGTGCTTGCATCCTGTTAGCTTGATCAGCTAAAAATTGTTTTTGAGCATTTTCATAAGCGGCTTGAGAACCACGAGCTTGAATATCGCCTAAGTTTTGTTGTACATTACGTTCTGCTTCTGCTTGCAGTAAAGCTTGACGTCCGCCGCCAAATGTACCACGCCCAATAGCACCCAATGCGCCTTGTTGTTTTGCTATATCCCCTTGACGACGAGCTTCACGTAAAGCAATATCAGTCACATTTTGCTGGTATGGAGATTGATAATATTGTGCTGCTAACGGACTAAACATTTGAGCATTAATAGCTTGAGGTGTATACCCAAAAGCTTGACCTAAACCCTGTCCCGCTGCGCCATAACCTGTATATTGACCTACATTTAAACCACCCAGGGCTTGATTAAAGCCCGTAGGAGTCTGCAGTCCCCCTACTTGTTGTTGAACTGCAAGTTGTTGAGGAGTAAACCCTGCAATTTGTTCACCGCCGTACTGAGTATAAGGTTTAACACCAGTAACATTACCTGCTGAATCTGTTTGATAAACTTGTCTACCTGTTTGTTTTAATAGCTCTTCGTAGTAGGGCTTTGCATACTCAGGTAAGTTTGTAGAATAAGATGTCTGAGTAGTTGGACCACCGCCACCTCCGCCACCTTTACCCCCGCCATAAAAAGTAAATGAGTCTACTAGGTTTTGCACCCAATTAAATAGATTAAATAGTTTAAACATAATTTTTATTCCACCGGTAATTCATAAAATTTAAATACTTCTTTATACCCATCATTTTTAAATACTTTTTCCCATCCAGGCCGACCATACGATTCAATAACATTACAGCCTTGATCTTTTGCAAACCTTTGCAATAATGTAAGCATTGGTTGTTTCCAACGAGGTAGTTTTTTACCACCAGTAAAGTGCATCATTAAAGTAGTCATCCTAGGATAGACTATAATTTCTGTAACTACTGCACCATAAACTTCTCCCTCATCATATGCAATCCATAATTGTTGAGGTTTAGTTATTAAATCTTTTTTTATATCATCTGTGCTAAATCTATTATATGTATACTGCGCAGCACCTGACATATATTGTTCTATATTAGGCCAAACTAATTCTATATGTTCAGGTAAAACAACGGAAACTTGCATTATGCTGGGAGGTACTTGTCCGCCTTAATTTGTTTACCTTGTTTTTTGTTTCCTGTACGTGCATGTCTTACTTTATCTAACATCGCATATAATCTTTTTGATCCTGCTTTAGAAGAGCCATTACCTAAATGAGATACAACATCTGCAGGGACTACAAATTCACCATCGGCTAAACGAGCTGGCTGTTTGCCTTCTATTGTAGCAGGGATTGAGTCAGACATACCATCACCTTGTCCGTCTAAGTAGCCTCCAGGTTGGCCCCCGCTTTTTAATGCAGTTAAACCGCCCATAGCGTACCCTGTAGTTTGAGCTTGTGTCATTGCTTGTTGTCTAGCTAAATTATCAAGTCTACCGACACCAAACCCATCACGACTTAATTGAGGATTGCTTAGTGAATCTGTTGTAGCATATAAATCACGAAGTCCACCAGTAGTTACTGTGCCTCCTCCTGCATAGCCATTAATATATCCACCTTGAGCAGCAAGCTTCATTCCTGGACTTGAAAGATTTAAACCTGAACTAAATTGATCACTTAAATTAAGTTGACCTTCAGGACCTTTATATTTACCTGCATCTGGATCTTTGTATATGGGCTGGTTAGGCATTAAGTCAGAAGGTTCTAGTCCCGCCATCAAGCTAGTCGCACCCATTAAAGCTGTTTTACCATATCCATAATCTTTAGCTACACCTAATGGGTTAGATTTTAAAGCATCCGTAGCAGTGCCTAGATTAAATGCAGGATCACCGCCTTTTAATGCAGTAGAACCAATAGAAGTTGGTAAGTTTGTTATGTTTCCTAGAACATCAGGTTGTAGTGCAGTATTATAAGCACTAGATGCTAAATTAGAAGGCATAGTAGCTTTAGCTAAATTAATACCTGGGGCTCCAGCACTAGCTCCCATGCCCGCTTGTGAGGAAACGAATTGATTGGGGTTAGATAAATAAGAACCTAAATCAACACCAGCACCGCCCATCGCTTTGCCAGACGCAACATCACCTAAAAATTTCTGAGTAATACCTGAATTAGCTGCAGCCGCATCTACACCAGACGCAGGAGTACCTAATTTCATAGCAGACTTACCAAAACCGGCGCCACCATAGCCACCAAATCCGCCAGTAAGTCCACCTGAAAGAATGTCTCCGCCAGAAGCTGCGGCAATTAAAGCCCCTGTTAAAGCCCCCGCACCAATACCAGCACCAAGTCCTAATGAAGCACCAAACCCAGGAAACATAAAGCCAGCTGCCATAGGAGCCACTGCACCAAGTACTCCTCCTAAACTAAAAGCTTCTGGCATACCTGTATCAGGGTTTATTGTAAGAGAGGTACCATGAGTTTTAGCTAAACCTTGAAGGCCCATAACTTCTTGTGGGTTCATGTGAACAAGCATCGTATCGCCGTTGCGACCTAATGATGCTAAACCTTGTGCTGTGTGGGATGATGTCATAATTGAAAGTCCTTAAATATGTGTTAATAATACCATGATTTATACGGCTTCACCACCAGAAACTGTAATAGTAGCACCGGTTGCAGAAGCTGAAACTTGTATTCTATCCCCGGCATTTATAACTTGAACGCCTTGCCATCTATATACATCGCTACCAAAAAGCACCAAGTTATATATTAATGCATTTCCTGTTCCTGCTGAGCCTCCACTAGGCACTAAAAAAACAGATACAGTACGAGATATTCCGGTTGTGTTGCATATGTTAATATCTTTTACGTAGGTTCTTGTGTTAACAGGAGCTGTATAAACAGTGGTAACACCTGTTGTAATTGCAGCTTGACCTAGTTGAATTGGGGTTACATTTTGAAATGCCATTTATATTCCTAACCAAACCATAGTAGTAAGACTATTAACTTGTTGTATTGTTTGACCATTAGCGGTGTCTAGTGTATTAAAGTATATACGAAGTTGTTGGCTATATAAGTCAAAATGTTGTTGTGAAAACGTAATTGGACTTAATGCTAACGCTGGGGCTTTTGTTTTTACTATAGTGTCTGCCATATTAGTTTCTTCTTCCGTCAGGACGAGCATCAATACGAGGCATACCTAGTTGCCATTGTGTTCCTACAGTATCAGATGAGATTCTAAAATTCATTTGACGACCACGTGCACGAATAAATACTTGGTTTGTATATTGATTAATTGTAGCTGTTGAAGTAATAATGTCGCGAGCCATTGTAACACCTGATGCATTTGTAGTTGTTGATGCTGCACCTGGGAAGTTTCTAGCGCCTATCGTAATGGTAGCTTCTGGAACTATCGTAGCACCTGTTACAGGATTAGTAGTTTCAGACCCAGTAAAATTAACGTCTGGAATGACACGACGTAAGAGCATATATTTATCGCCATCATCAATGTCAACATCAGCAGATTGAATGAATGCGGTCATAGGAAGCGGAGGTAAACCATTAGGTTGGCCATCGTCTGTACCAGTCTCATGATTATAAACCCAACCGCCATCAAACGCCGTAGGATTAGTTAAATCCCCTGCATCCATCCAAGCAGTTCTTTCTAGATTACCGTAGTACCAAATATTTTCATTGTAGTTGTAGATAACATAGCGATCAATTTCATTTGCAGTAGCTGAACAATAAAACCAAATGATCTCGTTATATTCATTATTAGTACCTGCAAAGAATAATTGTGATTGTTCATAGTTAATGTCGCCGAAAACATATTGACGTAGTGTGCATGGTAGTGCGTCTACACGACCTGAGTATGTGAAGAACTTATCTCGTCCCATCCAGTAAACGACGTTATTAATGCCGACCACCGCGTTAGAACCCACGATTGAAATATTAGCTGATAATTGTTGTAGACCAAAAACTTCTTGTGTACCTAAAAATTGCATAGAAGTTAACGCAGTATCAGTCCATATTAACATTTCTTGGCGAGAGTTAATTGCAGCTACAATTCGTGAACCTGCTTGTAATCTTAAAAAGCCCGCTGTATTAGTGAGTGTTGGTTGCCATACTTCAGGTTCTGGACCAATATCAGCATCAACGTTTGCCCAGCGAATAAGTAGTGGATCATAAGCACCTAGATAATCAGGACCCGCCGCAGTAGGATCATAATTAGTACATCCAAGCGCTACATAATGTCCTGACGCTGCAAATAAACTGATAGTCACTTGTTGAGGAACTGCAACAGCACCTGATACAGCACTTAATAAAATAGCGCGTGTTGTAAATGAAGCATCGTAAGCCCAGTAATAAAGATCACCGCCAAAAATATTAAATGCTAAGTCATTATTAAAGTTATCAAAAAACTCTAGTCTAGGGTAGAAAACTACAGGAAGAGTAGAACCTGAACCCCATGAACCGCGAGACCATACGCCTGCACCCCAGCCATAACCAAATGTAGTAATTGAATTTCCAATATTAATTTGGAACTTTGCTGTAATAGCTGTATTACCTGCCGATGTTGCAGTAGACGTTGCTGTTGTTGGAAGCGTAATATAAGGTGTACCACTAATTACATTGATTTGAAATTCGTTATTAAATTCAGCCGCAGGGATGCCACCTACAGCAGTAGTCACTCCGCTAAAAGTTACCCATTCACCGTCTTCAATACCGGTTGTAATATTTAGAATCTCAACTAAGTTAGAACCGTTTGTTGTTTGAAAACAATTATCTGAACTTGGTATTGACGCAGTAGTATAAGTAATACGAAGAGGCGTAATATCATATAAAGATGTAGCCCCATTCACATAAATTTTTTCATTGGTACCTACTGCTACCAAACGGCTTGAGTCTGTGGTAGTCCAAGTGAATATACTACGCGCAGATCCTACGTAAGGTGTGAAAGTTTTAACAGTCCAGCCACCATATTTTTCAGGAAAGCCTGAACGGAAACGAACTTTATCCATAGAGTACCAACCGCCCTCTGAAGAATAATCAGTTTGGTCTCGGTTGACACCTGGTTTAAATATGAGTTTACTTAATGGCATTATTTACCTTCAAAGAGTGCTTTCTCATCTAATCTACGAATTTGTAGACCTCTAAGTATTTTACCACCAGCCCTACAATATTTTACTAACGATTCCATAGCCGCCTTTTTATCGCCGCGTAGAAGCGCTTGACGGAGTGTTGATCGCTGAAATGTACCAAGGCCAAGGTTAAAGGCAAAAGATACAAGGCAATCAAATTCACATTGTCGAAGAGGCACGTTAGGTAGCATCTTATGTACTCCCAACTCGAAGCGACGTAGGTCGGATTTAAGAAGTCCATCTATTTCTTCCTGCGAAAAAGTTCTGTTCCAAGAATCAGGCAAATGTTTGCCATCGCCGATAAGGTGACCAACACCCACAGTATACAGGTTTGCAGCACAACGATAGGGCCGACTACGCACACCCTCGTGATGTTTGATAAGAGCGATGCCAGCTTTTGATACATTCACTTATTTCTTTTCCCAAGTTCTAGCACCAAAATAAAAACCAATAATAGAACCTACAATAGCCATTTCATCAGATGAAAATATAACATCCATAGACTCACGACTAAATCCTACAGTGTTTACAGCCCAAATAAATCCAGCTACATCTACAAATATAAGTAGTCCTACAAAAGTGAAAGCAACAATAGGGCGGACAGCTGCATTAAGAGTTCTAACCCAGGGTGCTGCATCGTGAACCAATTTAGCATCATGTTCATAAAGTGCTTGTCTTTCTTGTGCGAATGTTTCTGCATAAGTTCCCTCCAATTCAATAGCTGCTATTTTTTCTTGTGATTGAAAACCTTTTTGAGCCATAAGCATAGCTTGTTCATTTTGCATTTTAGCCATTTCTCG